CTGGATGTCGTGTCAGTCTTTGCAAAAGGATACTGAACGCTGAGCTGTCGTGCCGGTGTGCACCCGATGCCAAACAAACCGCCTGAAGTTACGCGTATCCTCTCCGTCCCAGCCGTAGAAAATGCAACTGTATCAGCCGCAGGGAAAAATTGACCTGTATCTGCTGTGCCTGTCGTAGAGACTATAGACGGTGCTGCTGCGCTACCTGCTGCGACTGTTGTGATGCCTGTTACTGCGAGAGTGCTTGAAAGCGTAGTTGCGCCCGTGACTGCAAGTGTGCTTGACAACGTAGTCGCACCAGTGACGCCTAATGTGCCAGATGCCTTCAGGTTGGTGAAACTATTGCCGTTTAATAGCTGAAATCGTGTGCCGTCATATTCGACAAGCGCAACTTGGCCAGTGACCATATCGCCAGCGACCAGTGCGACTGCACCTGTGCGTGTGACGGCTGTAGCACCGAGACTGTTGATGTTTAGGGTCACTGCACCTGTATTGGTGGCTGCTACTATGAAAGAAAACGCCTGGCCGGCTACATAGGCACTTAATGTGGGACTCACCGTGCCGGTTATGGTATCAGTGCCTGTGATAGAAATTAGCGTAGTCGTGCCGGAGTTTTGCACTTGGCTTAACCTAGCTGCATCGCTTGCGACAGTGCCAGCTCCGAGATTGGTTATCTTAAAGCCACCCAGTCCGATATTAGCCGTGGGAGTGCTTTGGCCGTCCTTGCATATGGCGGTTGACAGGCCGGTGGCTAGGTCAGAGTTTAGAGAGTTGGCAGCCGTGCTGCTGATGACTGTACCAGACACATAGGGTGTGCCAGCCGAGTTGATGACGAATGTACCTGAGCCATTATATGACATTATTTTGCACCCTGTAGTTGTTCAATTTGTGATAGTGCTTCTTCCTGCTCGTTTGAGCCTCTAGGCATTTTGTTTGCCTGGGTTAGTAACAATGCTATGCGCTGCGCCTTTGTGCCTGTTAATGCTTCCAATGCAGGTGCAGCATATTTTTTACCTTTGCCGTACAAGTATGATGCTTCGCCAACAAGTCGTGGTGAAGTTGAAAGCAAAGTGCTTGCGCCTACTACTGGATTACTTGCAAGCGATGCTACATAAGCAGTTGGTATTGCTGCTGTGCCTTGCAAGCCTCTGGGCATTAAGCTGCTTAATGTTTGACCTGCAAGTGCTGGCATAACTTCATTGCCTCCAACAGTTTCCAATTCTTTTGCCAGGTTTAGCCTTTGCCCATAATTTGTATTAACATTATTTCTCATCAAGGATTGTAATTTTCTTGTAGCCGTGTCAGCACTGGCTTTTTTGCCTAATGATAGAGCGCGTTCAATTTCTTTTATTAACTCACTGGCTTCAGAATAGTCTTTCATCAGCTTTGCGTATTCTGGTGAGTTTTTATTTATCTCGCCTTTTATCGTGTCGTATATATTTTTGCCCACTGAATAAGCTGTTTTTTCTTCTATTCCTAGTTTACCAAAGTCCTCGTATATGCTTTGTTTTAACGCGTCAAAAGCCTCTGGCGTATGAAAATCATCAGGATTAGCATACTTCCATTCGTTAACCTTAGATTTAATGTTTGCTAAAACAGTCGCTGCTGTTTTGTCTTTTACTTTTCCTTTAAACTTAACTATTTCTTCCGCATCTATTAATGCTTTGTCTATTGCATTAAAATCTAATAGAGATTTATCGTTTTTAATGTCAACAATTCCTTCCTTGTATGCTTTGTTTTTTTCTTGCACCATTTTTAAAAGGTTTTGCTTCATCAGGTTTAATGGTTCACTTATGTCGGCATTGCCTCGCATCTGATCTATAAAAGATTTATTTCCAGTTGTTCCAGCTTTTACAGCTTGTCCAATTGCTTCAGTTCCTGCGCCTGTGGACATACCTAGCAATACTTTAGCCATTGTGCCAGTTCCTGCTGCTGCTTTTTTGCCAGCATATATTGGAAGCGCTAAAGGGTTTGTATAGTCACCAACCTTAGTGGCTACCTCGCCGGTTTTTCTCAAAGCATCAGCTATTCTTCCGCCTTTAGATGCCATTGATGCAACCTTAACAGCACCCATTCCACCGCCTGTAAATATTGTGGATATGTCTGCAAGTGCGCCTATTGGGTCAGTGGCTAGGGTATCCTTTAGTGCTTCCATGCTGCCGTATCTGTCAATCGCGGCTTCTTTTATTGCTCTGCCTGTCTCAAATGGCGATAACGCTGCCTTGCCAAGCGCGGTGGCTGTGTCTATCGGGTTTAGTCCAGCCTGTACTATTCCTTCCGCAAACCGTCCTGCGCTGGATGGAATGTTGGAAAATGCTTCGCCAGGCACGTCAGAAAATGAGCGTGTCACTGGCTTTTGATTGTTCTGCGCTTCCATTATTGCATTTTCTAAAACCTTAACGTGTTGCTGATTGTTTTGATTTTTTGCAATCTTAAGTCCGTCAGTCAATTCGCGTAGGGTAACCATTATTTTGCAGCCTTTTGTTGTCTGAGTATTTCTTCTACCGTTGGCGTTTCTTCTACAACAATAGGGTTTACTGGCTCAACAGGCATTAACTCTCTGCCACCAGCAGCCATCAATCTAGCAGAAACCATGCTTCTATTGTTTTGTTTTGTTTTCAAAACTTCAGGAGAATCACCGATAAGTGGTATGTACTGTCTCCTTGCGTTATCGTATTCACTGGATGCAATAGCTGCACCGGATTCTCTCCTCAAAAGCGCATTTATAAAGTTATTTTCAGCCTGACGGAATACCTGCGTTTCTGGAGAAACTAACGTATTTCCAATTAGTGGTATTTTTGACATTCCTTCTTGGGTTATGTCTGGTGCTGTTTGTGTGCCGAGTACATCTTCAGCCTCTTGCATCCTAGAACCGTATATTTGATTGTTCACTTGTGACTCTGTTAATGGCTTATTCTGTAAAGCTAAATTTGCAGCTTCAATACGCGCAACAGCACTTTCGGTTGCTCGTCTGTCTAGACCAGCTTCTTTTTCCGCACGAATCTGTGCAGCATCTTCCCTTTCTAATTGACGTGCCAGCATCTCAGCCCGTGACTGCTTGTCTGCTGCTGTCTGTTTCAGTAGCTCCATCTGGCCTTCAGGCGTTCTCATACTGTAACGTCTTTCCTGTGTATCAGTAACCGGCATAATTGGTTTGCCGGTTGATACTGTTCCTTCAGGCATACCACCTGTATAGGTTGGCTGCTGTGGCATAATTGGCTCGGCTAAGGACGCGTCTTGTTGTGCGCGTCTAGCAGGGTCTTTTATAAATGATGTGTCATAAACGGACGATACGTCTGTCGGACCAGTGCCTTTATTCAGCATCTCAATCATGGTTTTCATGTCTTGAGTTTGTGCTTGCTCTTTGTACTTATCCAGTGCTTCCTGCTCTTGACCTGCCTTGCCCGACTGGTACTGAGCCATCACGCCTGAAAGTATTTTTCCAAGATAGGCCGCAGGTGGCGTAATTGCCTCAACGCCGCCGTAGCCGAATCGCTCAATAGGCGCATCTGCCTGACCTTGCAGCAATTCAATCATCTTGGCTCGGCGGTCAATGCTAGCTTGTCCCGACCTCGTCCTGTCAGTGTATTCGTTAGGCGCAATCATGCTTGTAGTTTTGTTACGCATGAGCGCATTTGCAATTTCTTCTAATTTTGGGTTAGTTGCCATGTCTATGTCATCTCAAGGTTGGTCGTGCTTGTCCATACGTTGGTTGTGGTGCTAACATTTTAGAAAATGCACTACCAGCCAGTGACGTACCGCCGGTCATCGGTGCAGCAGCAAGCCCTGCTATGCCGCCTATCAATCCAGCGGTTGCAGAATTACGCGCATTAGCATTAGCTGATTCTATTCCGTATCTGTCCATCAGTGCCTTTTCCTGCATCTGCTGGGCCAGCATGATCTCCTCTGGTGACTTGGTGGCGGCCTGATATCCTTGAAATTGCGGCAGTTGGATTTGTGAGCCACCCATTAAACCCATGACTTCATTCAACGGCTGCTGCCTGAGCTGGAGCTGCTGATTGAGCGACTGGTCCTGCGCTGTGTTTCCGAATTGGGCGCGAGCTAGGTCCTGATTAAATTGCTGCTGCTGACTTTGGTTGGTGAATTGCCCTCTGGCCAATGCCGCGTTTTGGTTCTGGGCAATGCTTGCGTTCCTGGCGGCCTGTGTGTCCATACCCTGGCCATATGACTGTTGCTGGGCAGCATTGAGCGACTGCTGGTTAGCAAGTGCTGCATTTTGGTTTTGCAATAGTGCTTGGTTGCCAAAGTTTGCCATACCCATATTTTGGTTATAGCCTTGCTGCTGTGCTTGGTTCATTGCCGCTTGCTTGGCAAAGGCTGCGCTCTGATTCTGCCCTAGTGCTTGGTTACGGGCAGCCTGACTACCCATGCCCTGCTGGTAATTTTGGCCTACGCCTTGATTGTAGAAGCCAGCATTACTTAGTGCTTGATTGTAGCCCTGCTGGTTAGCGGACATATCAAGTCCAATGCCTTGCAATGCGGCCTGACTTAACAGGTCATTGCTGCTTTGATTAACATCACCCATAGCACGATTGTAAGCCTCGCCGCCATAGGTCAGTCCTTGATTAGCAAGTCTCTGTCTGGCTCGCTCGTCCATGCGCTGAATCTGTGGGTCAAGTCTGGACATAATTGCCTGTTGTCCGGTCATCCCTGCGTTGACTGGCATTTTAGCCACGTTAGACAGGTCAAGGTCGGTCCTTGCTTGTTGGCCTGTGAAATTACCACTAGCATCACCGAATCGGTCAATGTTTGGGTCAGACATGATGTTGCCGCCACGGTCAAAACTGCCGGTTGCATCACCGTAACGGCTCATGCCTGAATCCATCATGATGTTGCCGCCTGTGAAGTCACCGCTGGCAGACTGGTCGAATACTCCTCCACCGGACTGTTGGCCAGCCATTCTTTTTTGTTTTACTCTTTCTCGCCACGCATCGCTGTTAGCGCGTGTTTGAGCAGCATCAAATGTCGCTTCTGGTTCTCGTTCTTCTTCATCTTCATAAAATCTTCTACGATTAAAACCCTGAGAGCCAGGCTGTTGGCCAAACCCTTGATCTCTGCCAAACATAGGCTCTTCATCAGCAATTCCGTTTGTCGAGCCAGGTCTGTCTGGAGGTCTTCTACGACTAAAACCCTGAGAGTCAGACTGTTGGCCAAACCTCTGATTAGGGTCAGACATGATGTTGCCACCCTGATTAAAACTGGTCTGGATACCCGGCAAGTTAGGGTTAAACGGCTGGCTTATCATATCCTGATAGCGTTTGGCTGCGGCTGCGCCTGACTCTGCAAGCATCTTCTGTGTCTGCTGCTGGGCGGTTAGTGCAGACTGGGAATCATCAGTCAATTTCTGGGTGACCGTTGGCGTACCTGTTTCATCGTAGGTAGTTGTCTGGCTGCCAAACGGGTTAATTTGGTTAGGGTTATTCAGTTGCGACTGTGCCTGAGTTGTCTCAGTATCCGCTTCCGTCTGCTCCTGTTGCACCTGTCTGTAATTGGGTGCTGCCTTTGGTGGTTTTACACTTTTCTTGCCCATATTAACTCCGAATATATTTGCAGTTTTTCTTTTCCAATTTGAAAAATATCAAATCGCCATTGTCATCACTGTCTTTCAATCTTGATTCTTCAACAAATCCCATTTTATACAATATCTTTATTTGCCTATGGTTATCACTAAGTGTAGGCGCATAAATCTGCTTCACATCACAAACCATAAACGGATAGTCAAATATCGCATTTAAAAATACCTTATTCATCCTTTCGACAGCTAAATGGCAGAATATTGACCTGCCGTTAAAATTCTCGTAAATCACTCCTGCAATTATCTTGCCTTCACGCTCCAGCCCTATTGCCTCAGAATCGTCATCGTGATAATTACCCTGTACCCTTTCAGCTACCCAGTTACCGACCTCGATGCCTGTTATTATATTCCAGCCCATCCGGTCTGATACACAATATCTGTGCTCGCCCACTGTATCTGTATGCCTGAGCTTGATGACTTAAACTGTATACTCCCACAATATCCAATACCAGTGATGCCCTGCCAGTTGTTGGTTATTTGCAGCCCTGCACCCCACAATGCTGTGTCCCATACGCCAGTGTCCCACAGACCAACTGTTACTGGTGAGAAACTAAGCGCAGCCGTAGTGTCGCTTACGTCAAAGTCTACATTCATTCCAATGGCTATTGCTGGCTGGCCGTCTGTAAATATTGACGGCCTTGCTCTGGTGAAGTATTTCTTGACGCCGCGACTTTCATAGTAGTTAAAAGCCTGGAGGGCCAGCGATTGAATGTTGGCCACGCCATCAACATAGCTGGATGTCCATGCCTTCGCCACCACGCCATTGCCGCCGAAATACGCGTCATCGCTGAATGTCTCGAAACAGTTGGCTTCCCATCCTGTGAAGTTTGCCCAGGATTTAGTCGTGTTATTCATGACATACTGCTGCTGTTGACTACCTTCACTGATAGGTACATTCACCCAGACAGCGTTTTGCTTGGCTGAATAGTAAATTTGCCAGCCAAAGTTAGACCTGTAATTTATGGCTGCAAAGTCAAATGCGCCTTGTATTTTGTTTGATAAGTTAACTTGTGGGTCTAATCTCGATGACTGTAAACCACCGGCCAATGGTACTAGACCGTCCATTGTCAACAGTAAGATGTCACCGCCGTATTTAAGTAAACATCGATTTCCAATCGGCTCGCCTACAATCCACACGCCAATCAATGCCCAGGCATCAGGGTCGCTAGGGTCAGTGCCAGACCATACAATGGCTTCACCTTTAGACGTAATAAACACAAGGTTATCATCGACACCGTACCCAGCATCTATCGTCCAAGTGCTTACATCAACCAGCGTACCACCGAGCCTTGCAATTGCAGACATATCCAATGCCAGTGCTGCACCGCCCACCGCGTTTGTTGGCAAATACCACGCCTTCAGTGTGTCCTTCTGAATAAACCAGACGCGGGTTTTATGCAGTGCAATGTTGGATAGGGTTGTAGTAGTAACGCCCGTAATGGCAATTGTGCTAATTCCGGTGATGCTTTCCCACGTTGTGTTGTTATAAAGTAATGGCGCGTCAGTGCCGTTGACAGCGTACAAGAAACTCCCACCGGCTGTCGTGACGTTGATGTATTCCCACTTGGCGTTAGTCAAAACTGGCGTTGTTTCAGCAGGACCAACCGCGCCGGTTGTAGTGACATCGTAAATAGCCGTACCTGCCCATGCAAATAGCTTGTTTGCAGTGCCTGTGGAGTAGTTTGCAAGGGTTTGTACTTGTCCGGGCAGACCAGTAGCCCAGTCGATGTATCCGCCTCTTAAAACGACATTGTTGACGTTTGGGAATAGGTTAGTCAGTTGGACAGCATCCACCGGGTCCATGTTTGCAATCGAATCACGGGCGTTCCAGCCGCCTATAGGTGACGGGACAGACGCAACACTGGCTGCGGTCTTTTGGACTAAATCACGGAGTGCCATAACCACTGTCCGGAATATTGTCGTAACCGATAAGGACTGAGCCAGGTCTTGGCGCGAATGACAGGTTAGCAGATGACATATCAAGTGCCAGTGCTGCTTCCAGTTCAGTGGAGTAATCGCGGTAGAGAGCGGTAGTATCAAATCCTTTCGCTTGGAAGTATTTCAATTTGGTCATTAGGACCATAAGCCTACTAGGGTATTGACAAGTATCCGTGTCAACCGTAAATGAAGTTTTAGCCGCGCCAGCAGCCGATGTTGCCCAGCCGTTAGATCGATACTCGAATCCTAGTAATTCAGCATTTGAGAATCCTGGCCATATCTGGAAGTACGAGCCTAATAACCGCCATCGTACTCGCGGTCCGGTGGAGATAAATCCCGACAAGATAAACTCCCACTGCTGAGGGCTTTCAGGTCCAAGCATTTCCCATTTTTTGTCTAAGTCGTATTGGGTGCGCGGGACAATACTTTCATAGTCGGAAGGTAGGTCATATTGAAGTTTTTGAAAGTAAATATCACCGGCTGTGGCCGCTGCTGTAAAGTCCTTATTGACTGTTACCTGCGTACCGGAATCCACGCTGCTGATGTAGGTATTCTGCGGTATTCCCGTGCCTGTTACTATATAGGTCGTATCAAGGCCGGTGGTTGAAGGTATGCCGGTTATTTCTCTGGAAGCAGTTGTGTACGTCCCAGTGGTGGTCAAAAATTCAGTGTAAATCTGGTGTTGTTTTGTTAATTCACGCCAATCAGCTTTACGCAGTAATTCATACCCGCAAGCGTTCATCAATGCAAGTATTTGGATTACATCCTGATTCGTGTTACCAGCAACACTGGTTGGTGTTGATACTCCGAGTTCACCAGTGACCTGCTGAACCAACTGCAACATGGTGCTGGACATGGTTTATTCCTCTGGTTGTTTTTTGGGTCTTCCAGCTTTGCGAGGTTCAGACTTTTCCATCATAGCAATCTGCATCTCGGCAATAATTTTCTTCAGCTCGTCTACTTCACTGGCGGCATAGTTTGCCTTCAGCTCAGACTGTGACTGATTCAGTGATACTAGGTATCTTTTCGCGTTACTTCGCAAGCCCTGGGCGTTCATGCCTATGCGCTGAATCTGCGCGTCAGTTGCATTAGCAAGCTGCTCAATGGTCTGGAATTTAAGTATGTACAATTCCTCCATCTGGTAGTTGCTTAATTCTTCTGGGTGTTTTGCGTTCCACTCGGCCAGTGGCGTACCGATGACATGGTTATTATCATGCTGCATCTGGAAATGTAACCACTGCCGAGGAAAACGTCTTTTTATGTCTTCATCAACCAGCTTTTCAGGACAGTTATGCTTGTCAGACGGGATGATAATCTTTACAAACGGCTTCCCTTCATAACGCGGCTCTTTGCTGTAGTAAAACTCTACGTTTAGGTTTTCATCTGCATTGCGATTGTCTGAATCAAGCATAGTTTTATCCCTTTAGGCTGTGGTAACGCTGGCAAGTGTGGTGGCTGAAGTTGCAAATATTATCATCGTCTTGGCAGTGGCCAAACTAACACTGGTGGCGGCTGCGTTAATTGTGCTGGCGGTCGAAAACGGGTAAACCGTTACCGTCTGGCCAGAATCGTTGCGTATGCCAACTACCATACCGACTTCGGTAGGCTGTAGTTTAACGCCTGTACTGGCTGAGCTGGTTGTAATCGTGTTAAATACAGCAGACAGTTGCAGTGCGTCTGAAGCTGTCGTGCCAACTGCGACCAGGCCAGTTGCGCCATCTCCGCAGATTACGGTTGAAGATAAGGGTGAATTGCCGGCTGCTAAAACTCTTGATGGTATTGCCATTGTTAAATCCTCGTTGTTATCGGTTTAGTCATGGCTTGCGCCATCGCGTGTAAAAGTGTACCGCTACCACATACTTCTATTATGACATCATCTTGCGCGAATTCACGCGCTAAATTCTGAAAGTCTCGCGCCTGTTGGCACATCCACGGTGCAGCATCAAACTCCTGCTCGTGTATTCTGGCTTTAATCACATTATCATTATTTGTCACAGAATAAACGTGATGATCTCCGTCCTTATAGCTGGAATCCATGCCAAACAGGTAAATATGTTTATATCCTGACAGTTTGGCTAGGACCATCGCCATCATTCCCACTGTGGTAAATCCACTCAATAAGTGTGTCGGGCGGTCTTTCTCATTCTCTAATAACTCGTACACGCCTTCTGTGTTGACATGGACAAGCGTAACTTTACAGTCCTTCAGTGCTTCGAATATAGACGGGTCGCACTGGCTGGCTAGATAATAATCGGTATCTTTATCTGGATTATTTACAAACCGGATGTTTTCAGGCCGAGCGTCCAGCATGACGTGAGCGTGTGGAATGATGTTTCGTGCGGTCAACCAGTCGAATGAGCCGTTTACCGCCCAGACTTTCGCGCCATTTTTGTATCGCGCTTGTAGTTGTGGAAACATATCAATCAGTGACGGTGCGCCACCGACTATACAAATACTGTCTTCTTTTGGCTCATCGTTAAAATCAAACCAGGGTAAATCTAACTTAGATGAAAGAACCACGTTGCCGAGCATATCTCCCGGCAACGTGTTTCCAATCACATCTAAAACAACTTCAGTCACTAGGTAATCTGGCTCTGCAAATGCGGACGGTTTATCGTCACAGTTACAGTTGAGACTGTGGCTGCAATGGTGGCCAAATTAGCCGACCGTGCTGCTACAACCTGCAAACCAGCCGAAGCCAGTACCTTTACTCGGCCAGCCGTAGCCGACAGGAACAACGTCACCTGCGGAGTTACTGCAACAGCCGTTTTCTTGATGACTGCATTGCCACTTATCTGGTACCAGCCAAACGTACCAGCCAAGTTAGCAGACATCGCCACAGCCACAGGAACGTCCTGTACTGCCGTGTTTACAGCTAACACTGTCTGATAAGTGGTTGCGTTATATTTAACAACGCTACCGACCTCAGTACCGGCCACGCCCAGCAGCAGGATGAATTCACCTTCACCGAAGGTTGGGTCATCTGCCCGGCATATTTTGCCGAGGACGTTGGGTGGAGTCGGTATTACAGAAGTGCTGCCGCTTGAAACACCGCTTGGCGATGTTACGCCAGTGTCGATATTAGCAATCTGCAACAATCCTGATTGAGCTTCTGCAAATGTATATGCCATTTTATATATCTCCCGTTAAGCAATCAGAACGCCGCAAAACTGCGGACCTGAGCTTGTCATATTACCAGCCCAACCAATCAGCTTTACAATAGCGTCTTGGTTGACTGCCTGTCTTTCGCCACCGATAGGGACAAAATTCCTATCCTTGTGCGGCCTGAACATGATGTACTTGGTGTTCAAGAACCACATATGGTTAGCAGTAGCAGCATTACCAATACCACCGTCCAAAACTACATCAGAAGCCATACCAGCACCATAATACTTCAGTGATGCAAAGCCAGCACCAGCAGACGCGCTGCTATCGGTAATACGCTGAATGGACTGCAACGACTGCAAATATAATTTGTAGTAGTTATTGTCGGTTACAATCAGATCGGGCTTATCGTTTCCACGAATCAACTGTACAGCCAGCGCATCCATATAAGCCTGGATATTAGAAGCTGAAACAGCCGAGCCACCATCCGTAACGCCACTGAAAGCCTCTGAACGCCAGAAACTATAAGTAGCACGATTAATGCCACCGTACGTTCCGGACGAAGGCGCATCCGGTATCGCGGCTGCCAATCCGGTAAGGTTTTTTCCTGCGTTTCCTGTCCCATCCAGGTATATGTCACCACTGATCCGGTTGGCCAACTGCGCCTCGGCCACCGACATACGACCATCCAGCAGGTCAATTATCGCTTCCTTACCACTATTCTGAATCATCTCCAGACCACTGATACTGATTGCTGACGCATACTGCGTTATACCAAACTGAGCAGCCGAGATAGGGCTGTTTTGACTCGTGCTGAGCACTTCGTAACCACTGTAACTGTTTGTGTTATCGGTGGTTGAATCGTTGTACATAATTTCCTGAAGGATTACGTTACCACCAGAAAATGTTTTAACATTACCGCGCTCTTTCAAGCGTCTCAGCAATGCGTTGTTGTTAGTTACGTTATCTGCCAACTCGCCAGTGCGGGACTGGATGTTAGTAGCGATAATGTCACTGATTGCGCTATTTGCAAATGCCATGATATCACCTCATAAATTGTTAATTAGAATCGGTCATTAACTGCGTCTAATTGCTCCGCAATCAAAGACCGTCTGTCTTTGCCTTTGGAAGCGACAACTCCGGGTGTGGATGTCTTTACGCTTACCGCTGCGCTTCGGGCAGTTTTAGCTGCCTTATCAATACTGGCTCTTTCCTCGGCTTGTCGGCTAGAAAAGTAGCTATCATATTTGCCTTTTGCTTTGTCATACGCCTCGCTCAAGTCGGCGGCTTGGTTGTTTTGAAGCATCCAGGCCATGTCCTCACGGAATATATCAAAGTCTTTTTTAGTACCGCGAAACTGGTCTATTTCGCTTATTAATCTTTGCTCTTCTAACTGGTCCCTGTCTTGCTTCTGCTGCTCTTTGAATGAGTTAATTTCATTTCTGACTGAGTTAACTTCATTCTTGAGACTGTACATATTTTGGTCCACAGGTTGTGCCTGTTGACCAACACTGTTTAAATTTATGCCATAATTTTCTGCAAGTCTAGCAAAATAGTATTCCTTCTCCTCTTTGCTTCCGTTTCTGAGTAAGTCATCAGCTTCGAGCAATCCCTTAATAGCCGTTGGCGTGTCGATATTTAATTCACGCATGGTTTTAACATACGGCTGGACCACTTCCTCGACTTTGTTGGCAAGCTCTATTCTGGGTTTAAGTTGCTCGTAGCCGCGTGACATCTCGCTTTCACGCTGGTCTATATAGCCCTGTACCTTCGGGTCTATCTTGTCCCAGACTTCCTTGTACTCAGGTTTCCAGCTTCTGGGCGGCTCAATTGTTTTTGCTTCTGCGACTATCTCATCCGTTTCTTCTTCAACTGCCTCAACTTCAACCGGCTCAGGCGTGTCATCTACCGTAATTTCTGCAACTTCATCAAACTGCTCAGAAAGTAGGTCCTTTCGTGCATCGGCATTTTCGACTGGTACGATTTCATTCAGGTCTGGCATAATTTCCTCATTCGGATCGGTTAAAACGGGCGTACTCTCGGATGTTGTGCATAATCTTGTCGGCTTGGTTATTGGTCATATTGGCAAGCTGTGCGTGTAGAATTTCCCGCGTCTTGCTCTTGACGGGCGCAGGTGGCTTGCTTTCCATTTTCTCGTTACCCACTTCGATACAATCATGGTCCTTCAAATGGTTTCTGTGGTGCGACCGGCTGGTTATCATCGAGCCATCAATCATTGACTTGTACGGTTGGATGTCACCCATAATCATATGTGCATCGCTTACCCGTTTAGTTGTCTCCACCCAGCTATTTCCAACTGCTCTATATGTTTTCTTCATAACAGTGCCAGCACTTCCTCGTCATCAAGCTCAATGTATGCGTCCAAGACTTTCTCAACTGTATTTAGGTCCTGCATCATCTTGTCAAAATCAACGGCTATTTTAATCCTGTAATTTTTATTTACAATCATATTTGAATACGGTGCAACTATCTGTTGAATCTGTGCAGGTCTGCTTTCTACTAATATCTCGTATGCGTCAACAATCTGTTTACGTCTCTTTAATTCATCCTGTTTGTACTTCTTGCGTTTCTTCTTTCCGCCATCGTGCGTGTCATCAATAATTATAATTGGTACGATGCTTGCGGTCAGCGTCCCGACTTCGCCCGTTGCAGATACGCCGGTAATGGTTATCGCGCTGGTTAAATCACCGACTTCACCGATAGCTTGGTTGCCAGATAAAGTTAAGTTACTGTTTAACGCAACACTGCCGACATTCCCGGTTGCATCGTTTCCTGATAATAAAACGGTTATATTTTCAGAAATGTCACCAACGCTCGTGCTGGCTTGGTTACCGGACAGTGCTGTGGATATGTTTTTGGATACGTCACCGACACTGCCGGTGGCTGAGTTACCCGACAGTGCGACTGTTTGAGTTGTGTTTACACTACCAGGCGAGCCTGTGGCAAGGTTGCCCGTAACAGCCAATGTGTCCCATAGCGCAGAATCCCATGTGCCGGTATCCCATGCGCCTATCATTTATGCAATCCGCAGTAGGCCGGTACTCGCGTCACTGGTTGGCATGGATAGTACAAATGTCCCAGCCGTTACGGTCTGTGAGCCAAATGTGTGTACGCTGATAGCCTTATTGCTTTGGGTGGAGTTGTAAATCAGGACCGCATCAAACGCCGTTGTCAAAGTCACGTTTGTGTAAGTAAAACTTGCGGATGGTGTCCAGTATGCCGTAGTGCCTGAATTAGCTGGCTGGTTTGCGTTTGTGACCGTTATTCCACCTGCGCTGTAGTTAGTACCGCTTACTTCACCGGATGCGCTGTACGCGGTTGTGGCAGCGTTTACAGTCGCACTAGCAAGGTATAACGCGGCTTTAAGTGTATCAGCACCTGTCCCAGCCCTGATTACCGTAGTCCCGAGCGCGTGAATACCGCTTAGGATTTCAGTCTTGAAACTTGTGGTAAGTGCTTGCGTGTTGGCCATCAGAATTCACCTATCTCGGTTTTGCTTATTAGTGGTTGTTTCAGCGTTATATTGACAGACCTGTGCAATAGCTCGTTTCTATTCCAATACTCTATCCATGTCGTGTGCTCATTGTCGTTGTCAATCGTGCCGGTGCGTTTAGTCAACAGCTTCTCGTCCATCTCGCCGCGTGTCGTGTTTATCATTGGACCACCGCAATTGCTCTACCGTCTTCACCGCGTATTATCTGCTTGGGCTTGGCCAGGGTTTCCATGACTCCACGCAGTGCGTTTAGCGTCTGGCCTTGCATATCGTACATCTGACTCGTTGCTGCGTCCTTGTTGATAACTGACTGCATTTCGCTCATGGCGGCTTGCTCTGCTGCCTGGGCGGCTTCGTCAAGTTTGGTTTTTGAGCCTATCTGCGCGACCATAATCTTGGTGGCTGCATCCAATTCAGCCTTCCATCTGTCAAACTGGTCTTTTTGTGCCAATTCCTGCTGTTTCATGGCCATCTCGTGCTGCATTTTCTGGTCATCAATCTGGGCTTTCATCTGTGCTAATTGATATTCAGCCTGTACTTTGGACTGCTGTAATTGTGAATCAAGCTGGGCTTTCATCTGTATGCCCTGTGCGTCTGCTTGCATCTTCATCTGCTCGCTTTGCATAGTGGCTTGCATCTTGGCTTGCTCTAACTGCTGGCTTGCCTGGGCTTTCATCATTTCAGGGTCAGGTGGCGGCTCTTGTGGCTCTTGCTCTTGTTGTTTAATCTGGTCAATCATGGTGTTTAACGTGCCTTCCATGCCTTCAGACTTCTTAAACGCGCCAATACCAAATTTCAGTAACTCTACGACCATCGGTGCAATTTCTGGGATACTTTGGGCAACAGGCAATACTTGGCTCAGGAATCCTGAGAATGTATTGATAAACTCCATCCGGTCGGCTTTGTTTTGGTTTTCATCCAACTGGATTAAACTGTCAGAATCCACCTCGATACGGAAGTTTCGCAGTGGCTCGGTCTTTAGCAATGCCAGTGCTTGTGGGATTAACTGCTTATCC